GAGCAATTTCATAGATACCAAATGCCATACCCATACGTTGTAATAACTCGGTAAGACCACCTAATGCCTTGCCATAGTTACCAACGTTTCTAAAATTATCTCCTACTTGACTATCTAATTTCTTTAATGCTTTATCTCCTTCTTGTGCTGATTTAGTTACCTTTTCGTATTGTTTCTCTAAATCGTAATATGCTTTAGTGTTTCTTTTGCCTGACTTTTCTAATTCAAGCATTTCAGCACCTAATCGTTTACTTTCGTTTTTAAGTTCACGAGTATTTTTTTCAAGTCTTTTATAAGCATTTGCTAAATTATCTGCATCTTTTTGTTCTTTAGAAAGTCTTTTTTGTTCTTTTTCAGCAAGTCTTTTTAATCTAACTTCTTCTTGTTCTTGTGTTTTCTTTTTAAAATCAGCAAGTTGTATTTCTAACCTTTCTTTTTGTGCTTGTAGTTTTAATTTTTCTTTTTCTAATTCAAACTGGCTATGCAAAGATTTTTCAATCTCTTTATTCTTTTTAAGAATTTCATTAATGCTATCAAGATTTTTAACATCTAATGCTTGTAAATCTTGTTTGAATTTAGCACCGATATTACCTAATGATTTTTCTAATTTTGCCAATTCAGTTTCAGCATCACCAATTCCTTTTATTAAGACATCAAATAAACCCTTATCAAATAAATCTTCACTATTAATTTTATTAGCCATTTTTCGCTTGTTTTGAACTCTCGTTTAATATTGTATAATACTCACTTACAGACACTTGCTTCCAATCTAATCTATAACCTAACCATTTAGATAGGTATATTAAAGTTTGTTGCAAAGTCATGCCTACACCAGTTTCCTTTTTTATTGCTTCTAATTTAGTGTTTTCTACCTCTATTTGAGTTAATTTAAATCTATTCTTGCTAATCAAATATTCACATTGTAGGATTGCAATTTTTTTAATTAATTCAATTTGCTGTTTAAATTTATTGTCTATACCAAATTTATCTACATAATCTGAATAAACTTTTTCAAAAATCTCTACGTTTTTAGTATCTTCTTTTTCATCAAACCTAACGTATTTATATTCTCCTTCCATACATTTGTGCCAATTGTATAATGGCATTTCATCTATGCTTGTGTAACATACTCCCTGCATTTCTCTATCATTTTAATTCTTAATTCTTGTATAAGTTCTTCCTTACTATCTTCTGTTAATCCAACTATTCCATTTCCATACAATTCAAATAAATGCGTTACAAACGTTCCTATCTCACTCCCTATTCTTCTTTGACTTGTTTTTTTATCATCTGCATCTACTACAAACCCATCATTTAATACCTCAACAAACATACTATTGAAAAATTCTCCAGTATCTAATAAGGTATATGGTGTTCCTGCCTTTTTCATTGGATTAATTTGCCCTGTTAGTTCAGAGTAATATCCAATCACACTACCATCATCTCTAACACCTTTTTGTATTAATTGGTCGTATTGGATAAGTTTTAAGACAAATTCTTTTAATTCCGAATCGAAACTATCTAACCATAAATTAATAGTCTGTAATCGCTTTAAATTGGCTAATTTCTCGCCTAATACTGTTTTATCAAATAAACCCATAAAACAAAGGTAAAAAAAAGAGAGGTAACAATCGCTACCCCTCTAATACTAATTGATTTGCTATTTATTAAGGTATAACAAATGTAGAAGTACCTACATAACCATCTTTATCTAAAGATAATCTTAATACATCAGCAGATGTTTGAGATGCAAATACTAAAGTATAAACTCCGTCAGCACCTTCAGTAGCAGATGTAATAGGTACAGATGCATTATCAGTAACATTAAACAATGCTAAATCAGCGGCTAAAAGTCCTTTAACTTTGATAGGGTTTTTAGCAGTACCATAGTCTAAAGTCAATGTAGCAACCGCACCAGTAGCAGTAATTGATGCAAAAGCCAAGTTAACATCTAACAATCCTTCTAAGTTGTTGAAATCTAAAGATGCTTCATCAGTAGTTACCAACCATAAAGAAGATTCGTCAAACAATCTGTAGAAATCAAATGCTACCATAACCTTTTGAGCAGTAGAATCAGTAGCAAACATTAATTTTGCTTCAAAAGATTCGTTATCTACAGGAATAGGGTATAATTTAGTACCTGCTTTAGAACCAATCAAGTTTCCGTTAACATCAACTACGTAAACACCAAAGTCAACACATCTGTTATCTTGGATTTTACCTAATAATTGAGGTGTTTCATTCCATAACTCTCCTGCGAATGAACGTTTACCTTGTTTGATAAAAACTTTTCTTCCTGATGGTGCTTCTTCAAATGTAGAATCAGCCTTAGCCATTTCAACATTTTCAAACAATCCTAAAGGAAACCATCTTTTAGAATAATCTGCTTGGTTAATCAATGCAGTAAAAGTTGCTTCATTGATTGTAGTAGATAAGTCTAAAAAGTTTTTAGCACCTGTAGAATCTTTTAAAGGAACAAGAATTAATTTTGAAGTAACACTTTGTAATGTTACACAGTTTGGTTTACCAGTATTCGATAAACCTAAATCACATTTACAACCTAATGACATAATTTATTGGTATTTAATGAATAAAAAAAATAAAAGGGGAATGGTTACCCCTCAATTAATTAAGGCTTCAATAATGCAGTTTTAGCAGTAGAGAAAGTACCTTTAACAAATGCGTTGTAGTGGTTAGACTTAACGTAATGAACCGCTCTTGCTTCACACAAGATTGTCATTAAGTTTTTAGTAAAGTCATCATTCACATAACCAACTTGAATGTTCAAGTCTTCTCTGATACGTAAGTTAGATTTAGTGAAATCACCAACTAAGAAAGTACCTGCAGTAATACCTGTGTTTTCTACAACTGGGATAGATTTAACTCTAACAACTCCATCAGCAGTATAGTGCATAGCATAAGTATACTCACCAGTAGTAGTTTTGTTTAATTCCATTTTTGCTACATCTTCAGGGTGTAACACAATGTAGTTAGGGTTAAACAAGTTACCTTGAATTTGAGAGATAGCAACTCTTAATACATCATACTCGTTAGGTTCAGGAATAGATAAAGCAAAACCACCAGCTGCCCAAGCAACAGCATTTTGTAAGATACCAGTCAAGTTATTACCTGAACCATTACCTGACAATACTTGCTCGTCTAATTTCAACTCTACCAACTCCATTAATTCGTTGTTGATTTCGTTTCTCATAAATGGTAAGTCAGCAATCATTTCTTTAGATACTTTAATCCAAGAAGTGATTTTCTTAACTTCTACAGAAGTTTCTACTAAGTTGAAATCTGCTTGTGTTTTTTCAGCACCTTCAGCAGTCATACCAGCACCACCTTCTTGTCCGTTAGACTGTAAGTAAGTGATATACTTAGATGTTGTACCTGCTGTGTTAACTAACTGACGTAAGAAAGGCATTCTACGAGCAATACGAGCAACACCTGCTTCTAATTGAGATAATGCAACAGTTCCACCTGAATAGTTGTTAGTGATAGTCATAGTTCCTACCGCTTTAACATCAAGGTTCATTAAACCACCATTTTCTTTTACTTCTGTGATTTTTTCAATTGAAGATTCAAAAGCATCAGCAATAGCCTCACCCATTGACTTGAAAACATTTTTCTTTTCTGTTTTCGCTTCTTTCATACCCTCAACGATACCTTCTAATTTAGCAATAGCAGTTTTTACCTCTGAGGTATCAGCCTTGCCTTCTAAAGCATCTAATTGAGATTTAAAAGCATCTAATTCCGTTTTAGATACTGAATTTGCAGTTTTTTCTGCGATTAATGAGTTGATTTTATCAACTACTTGTTCTGGTGTCATTTCCATTTTAAATAATTTTTAATAATTAAACAATAAATCTTTCGACCTATGTTGGGTTTAATTATAAAGTGATTATTTAATCGGCTCTATTACTGAACTAACATTTACACGGTTCTTTAAACTTGGAAGTTGTAAACTCAATTACAATTCCACTTAAATCAGCATCAAGGATATTCTGTATTACACCTTTATCTGATTCGACACCAAATCTACTAAATACATTTCTATTGAAATCTTTTAACGTTTTGTAAATTGGCTTTTTGTTAAGAACTTTTATAAATTCTTCTTGTAAAGAAATCATTGGCTCTACTACTTGTAGTCTATGGTCTGTAGTCTTATATTGTGCTACGTTTGTTTCGTCAAGAAAGATAATACGCATTTTAATATCTCTCTCTAAACTTGCTTCTAAATTATATACTTTTTCATTATGAGATTCTAACAACCAAATAAGAGGTGTTTTATCTAATAAATTTCTACTTTTTAATATAAACTCGTTGTTAGTAGCAATCTTTGTACCTACAATAGCGAAAGGAGATGAAATATATATCCCCTTTACTATTGTATTGTCATTAAGTTCAAATGAAGTGTCTTTTATTAGTGTTTTAACAGTAGTTTCTTTCAGTACGTTTGTCGAAGTTAACCCCCAAACTTTTTTACCTACTCTTAACCATTTAGTATCACAAGTATTAAACACATTACCAACTTTGTTTTTAATGGTAATTGTACTATCAATTTGTGATACCAACTCTTCAAATAAAACACTAATATCTCTCATAACCAGTATGCGTATTGTTTTTGTCTCCCCCTATATTCAGGGTATGTTGTCATATTTAATAAAATGTACTCTTGTATAGCATTGTAAGTTTTAATGCTTTCATTGTATTTAAGGTAAATAGGTGTATGTGCTGAAACAACTTTAGAATTTTGTTCTTCAGGCTTAACCACACCTACACTTGTAGTTTGTACTACTAAATCCTTCATGTACTCAAAATACAAGAATCCTAATAACATATCTTTAATTCCACGAGAAATTAATAGACTAAATCCTTCGTGATAGTTAAATGGTTCAAATATTTGAACAAATTTAGCGTCTTGTGGCTCATTGTTTACATCTAAATCATCAATAAACAAGTCATACAATTCTACACCAAATAACTTAACAAGATATTCGTCTTCGTATCTATCTAAGTAAGACTGAATCTTATCGTTTTGATATAATCCAGTCGTTACCTCGAATTTGTTTATAAAATCATTAGTCGTTAAGAACTTTGCCATAACCTCTTTGAATGAATATGATTGCCATACTTCCGTTTATATATACCTCTTGACCTTCTCTCAAGTAAGGACTTGTACCATTAGAGATGAATTTATATACCTTGTCTAAGTCTAATCCGTAAGTTTCTTTTGCAACCTCTAAAATAGGCTCGTTCTTTACTTCTAACTCTACTTTAGCCACTTTAGTATCTAATACTACTTTTTCTATTTTTCTCTTCGCCATAACTCTTTATTTTACATTATTAAATACTGTACTCCAATCAAAAGATTTTAATTCAGTTATTAGGTTTTGTTTTACATCAGTTTGTTCAACAGTCATTCCTGCAATCTCTGCTAATTGAGATGAAAGAAATTTATGTCGCATTTCAAGTGAATATAAAGATTCATCAGTTCTATTTCCGTTACCTAATGCTTTAACAATAGTTTCCATTTCGTTAGTAATAGAAAGTATGATTTCTCCTTTGCTTTCTAATGACTTACCAACCTCTAAAACAGGTGTCATTTCGTTAGCACCAAAAGTAACCGCTGAACCTTCCCATAATGCAACCTCATTAACTTGGAAATAACCTTTAGATTCCATTGTGGTATCATCAATCCACTTTAATTTGTCTTTAATATATCTAAATCCTATAGAATGCTCTTTAATAATACCATCTTGGTAATCACATAAAGCATCATTACCTAATGTAGAAGTTCCTAACTCCCCAACTGCATAAAGTCCATTTTCATCTTCTTTTAGTTCGGTAAATTTACCGATTTGCCACTTCCAGTCGTGATGTCTTAAAAATGCAATTTTTCTATTAGAATTTGAATCTACACCTCTTTCTTGTAAAGACTTTGCGAATGCACCTTTAACAATCATATCATTGTCTGAATCTATGTTATTAAAGTGAGCAAGATACATCGCAACCTTACGAGAAGAGGCATCTACATCTTTAACTTGTAACGAATGAGATTTTATTTTGTAAGCCGAATTTACTTTGTTGTTCATATTTATTAAATTTGTTCTTTAATATTGCAAAAATATAAAAAATTTATTATGAGTACACTTTCTTTTTGGAATGCTTTCTTTGGAACTGAAATAAAAAAGCCTATTAGGAATATTTCTGACTTATTTGATACCACTCGTGCTTATCAACACGACTTCTATGGTAAAAAAACTGCTATATGGTTGGACACTTCAAAACCATTCAAAGCGTATATTGAAATACCTGAATTACGAACAGTTGTAGATAAAAAGGCTCAAATGTTGGCAAATGGTAAACCAAGACTTATAAAAGAATCTGATGGTTCAGAAGTAGAATCACATTGGGTACTGGATTTGATTAAAAACCCTAACCCTATGCAATCTTGGCAAGATGTAATATACTCAATATCAGTTAATGATAGTTTATACTCTACAGCATTGTGTTACGCACCAAAAAGAAGTTTTGGTATAGTTAATTTATTTGTTCCACTTGCTACTCACAAAGTACAGATTAATACATCAGGTCGTTCATTAAAACAGATGGAAAAAGGTGGATTAATCAAAGATTACGTATATAATTTTAACGAAGACAACAAAGAGTTATTAACAAATGACGAAGTTATTATCATTCAAACAACTGATGGTGTTAATATCTTAAATTCTGTATCTAAAATAGAAAGTTTAAAATACCCATTATCAAATATTAAGGCTCAATACAACAAACGTAATGTGCTTTTAGAAAATATTGGTGCTATTGGTATCTTATCAGCAGTAAACTCTGACTTGGGTGGTGCTTTGCCTATGTCTCCTGAAGAACGTGAGCAAATACAAAGAGATTGGTACAACAGAAGTAAAGACGAGTTGATAATTTCTGAATCTGATGTTAAATGGACACCAATGTCGTTCCCTACAAAAGATTTAATGTTATTTGATGAACTTAAAGCAGATAAACTTGCGATTATAGATGCTTTTGGACTTAACTACTATATTTTCTCCAATGAGAGTGGTTCAACGTATTCTAACGTTAATTATGGGGAGAGATTGGCTTATACTACAACTATAATACCCGAAGCAGAACATATCTATAATAACATTACTGAACAATTAGGATTAGAGAAAGAAGGGTTACGATTAGTAGCAGATTACGAACACTTACCTGTTTTGCAAAAAGATTACTTACAAGAATCACAAGGGTTCGATTACAGAGCATCTGCATTGATTAAAATTGAACAAGAATTAGGTATAACTTTATCTGATGAAGAAAAGAAAGTATTCTTAGGATTAAAAAAGGGGGTTTATAAATAAAAAACAATTAAACTTATAATTAGTGCGAGATTCTTTATGTTTCTCGCATTTTTTATTTGTTGGATATGCTATCGCTATTATACTGCATTAGATAAGCACAGTATTTTATTAATATAAGAGATATATTAATCAAGCCCAATAAACGACACTTCCCTCTGCGACCTTTTCTTATTATCTTCAACCTTTCGGTTTAGGCATTTTGGGTTACTTACTTTATTTATTTATCCTTTCGGAAATGCAGTACCTGTTGTTAAGCGTAGAACAGAGCAGGGTTTCGTATTAAGTAAGCATTCGTTTTGAGCCATTATTTTTGATAAAGATGTACAATGAGATACAACACCTAATAAAATTTAGGGCATAAAAAAACCCCAATCTTTAGTAGAGGATAAGAAAGGGGCAGTATTATTTAATTGAAAAATTTTACAAGAACCATCTAACCTCTACTTTAGATATTCAAATCTAACAATTATTTTTGATATAACAATTATTTAAGAATAAAAAAAGCAATAAGTTTAGATATTCGTGGTATCTTTTACAAATATACAAATATCTTTTTAAATAAAAAAACCCCTCTTTGTTAGAGGGGAATTTTAAAGAAAGCAATTAAAGGCAGTAGCCATTGGAAAACGATTCAAAATTAGTAAGAATAATTACAATTCCAACTTTTTGAATAAAGATTTTAAAAACATACTCAAACCTGCAAGACAATCGGGTGAATCATCATTTCTGTTTTTTCCTTCTTTAGAGAAACTTAATAGGTTATTCATAAATTGGTGGTATTCGTTAGTATCGTGCTTTACAAAGACAAATGAGTTGATAATTGTAGAAGATTGCATAATTATTCTTGTAATCTTATTTTGGGTGTTGTGTACTTTTAATATTTTACACCTTCTTGCTTTAGTTTGAAGTAATCTGCCGAATACAGCACCCATTGAGTTAGATTCTACTCTACAATACACTACATTTAGTCGGTTTATTCTTTCAGCACATATTGGAATAGTTACATCGGTATTTCCTTTGTTAAATACATAATCTGATATATAAACTACCTTGTCAATGATTGTAGCAACCGCCATAGCAGTAAAATCGCTACCTGCATCTGATACATCAATATAAGCAACAGAGCCACTTGCCTTGTGTTTAATTGCATCGAAATCACTTTTCTCTATGAATCGTAAGTTAGAGAATAATCTACCTTTTAAATCGACTGGTTCTTGCATATATTCAGCAGACCATATTTCAGGGTTAATTCTTTTACGTATAGCATAGTATTGTTCTGTACTCATTACATCTTCACAGAAAGATTTTTCATGTTCGTCTAATGCAGGAACAATAATTGATAAATCGTACTCATTATTTGTTACATTTTTGCCTATAACATCGTTTGTTGACCATCTTGTACCTATATCAATCTTTTTACAATTACGTTCAAGACGAGAATCGTGAGTACCCTCTTTCCATTGTAGAATCCTATCGTTAGTTACATCAGATAGTGCATCTTCAATACCACGATACAAGTCATCGGTAATAGCCAACATAGTAGCACCAAAACCAATGATAGTACCACCTACCCCTGCTCCAAAATAACCTACTTGTCGTGATTTATTAGTATTCCAACCTTGTAGATTGGCTTTATCAGATGAAAGTTCTACATCAGGAAATACCATAGCAAACTTTTCTGACTTTACTATCTGCCTAACATCATACGAGAACTTTTGAAATAATGTAGCAGTACAAGTGTTACGCATTACTGATTCTGTAGGGTTTCTGCCTAATGCCCAAGCACAAAATAGTGAGGTAATGTATGATTTTCCACCCCTTGGAGGTAATGATACCGATAATGACTTAATTTCCCCACGTTCTACTAACATAAACGCTTTAGCAATCTTTTGTAAGAAAGGTCTTTTTATAAAGAAATCCTTATCATACATTTTACAAAACTCCCAAAAATCATCTCTCGCTAATGTCGCCCTCACTTGTAGTTCCAGTGCTTGTCTCACTTGGATAGGCAGGTTGTTCATTTGTTCCAATTCCATCTGTTAATAAGTTTGGTGGTAAATAATCATCTTGGTCTTTTAAGAAACCTCTTAATTCATCAAAACTAAATTGACTTAAATCAATAGTTTGTATTTTAGTGTCAACTTCTTGTGTGTGAGGTTTATATGCGTTATCCATAAGTGCTTTATAAGCATTTACATCTCCTTTTAGTGCTTTGGATAATACAGCAAGTGTAATTCTATATTCCTGTGAAATAAGGTCGTCAGTACCAGTTAAAGGGTTTCTACCATAAGTAGTAGTGTCTAATATTTCTCTAACTACTGTACTTCTACTCTTTTTACCTCTAATAGCACCTGTTTTTTTCTTAAAATCTTGAGGTTTTACTTCTTCGGTATCTAATATTTCCATTTCTTGTGCTTGTTCTTTCCTTAGCCTTTTTTTTTCATTATTAGACAATAACATTTGTTGTGCTTCTTCAGATAAAGGCTCTAACTGTGGTGCTGTTCCACTTTTTACATATTTACCTCTTTTAACTCGTCTATCTTTCATTTTTAAGCATTTTTATCAGTTTATCGGCATCAATTACATTAGTTTCGTATTTCCCTCTACCTGATTTTGTTCTAACACCTAAGTTAAATACTTGTCTTATGTAATCATCTTGCTCATTATTTTTACAAATCACTACAAATTGTGAGTTTATATCCTTATTTTCTTCTTCAAACGACAAGGAGAGGTTAAAATCCCCTCCTGATAAGTCTAAGTCGTCTATTTCGTGTAAATCATCGAAATCCATACTAAAGTTGTTATAATTAGTCCTAAAGTTATTCCAAATTCAAGTTTTCTGTCTTTTTTCTTAAATTCTCTTACTTTTTCGTTATGTTGCCTTACTTTATAGTTGTAAGGCTTAATATAGTTAGGATTCTTTGATAATCGTGCTAATTTTCGTTTTTCATACCTATTTTTGCTCATTTCTCAACTCTTTTGCTTTATTATCATACCATTTTGCCTTTTCCATATCTCTTTCAATAGGTTGGTCAGGCTTTTTACCTGCTCTCATTCGGTATTTAAAAGCAGTCATTTCACAATGAGCAATTGCTTTTTCTTTACCCCAAATTAAAACCATCATATCAAATGTTTCCATTGTGCCAAGTTTATAATGAGATGGGTTTATGTAGTCATATTCTCTTACTGCTTCTTCCATTTGTTTTTCTGCTTTTTTTAATATTTCATCAATTATTTTACACTCCACTTCACGCATTTTCTTTACTTCTTTATCTGAAGGCATAGAAACAGATACAAATTTTTTAATTTCATAAGGTTTGCAATACAATTCAAAATCTTCAAGTCCAAAATAGATATAATTTGTTTCTGCTTTGATATATACAGATTGTAAAACATCATCAATATAAATAGCCTTGTCAATTAAACAAGTTTCTCCTTTTTGAACAGTATCTTTGTAACTTTGTATAAAAACTACCATATCACTTCTTTTTAACTTTTTCATAAGTCTTTTGATTTAATAAATGAACCATTAATCGTTTTTCCTGTTCTGTTTTTAATAACGTTAAATGCTTTTTCCGTACACCAATCAATATCTAACTTCAACTGCTCTGCAAGTATCGTTAAAACTATCACACAATCTCCAATAGCATCAATCTGCTCAACTCTATCATCTTTAATGATTGCTTTTGCTAACTCTCCTGATTCCTCTAAAAGTTTTGCCAATTGTATAAACTTGTTTTCCTCTTTTAACAGATTTTTGTTATCTGCCCACTCTAATATATTTTTTTTCATAATTTAAATTTTAACCAAGAAATCCTGCACCTTCATCAGACAAATCAATGTCGTTTTTATGTCTAAGCACATTTGCATACTTCTTTTTTAGTTTTTCCTTATCTCTTAACTCTTTTGCCTTCTTATTACGATTTAATCTACCTGATTCAGCAACTCTTGGTGTAATATCCCAAAAGTCTTTAATGATTCTACTATTAGCCTGAATCTTGTTAGTATTAGGGTGCTTATCGTTAATACCTGCACTCAATCCTGATGATTTCTCCGTACCTATCATATAAGCACGAGCATCTTCCCAATACTTCTTAAACTCTAACCAAAACTCTGGTTTACCTTTAAACTCAAAATAAGGCAACTCCTCATTCTCTAATGCTTGAAACATCATTTCAATAGCCAAGTAAACACATCGTCTTGATTGGTACTTATGTCCAGTAGCATTAGTCAAGTAAAACTTAGTCGCCCAATCATTAGCAACTGCATGATGTCTTCTATCCGCCATTAGTTCATATCATTTAACTCGTTATACAAATTCCTAATATAGGCTCTACGATTATTAATTGCTCTATGGTTCTCACGAAACTTTCTACGTAAATATCTTAATTCCGCTTTTCCGTACTTTAAAATATGAACCATAACGAAATAACTATTAATCCAACTATACCACCCCTGATAACACTATTAACCATCTTTTCATTATCCCTAAACCAATCCATCAAAGAAGAAGTAGGAATCCAAACCAAAGGAATAGTAATAATCCTATCCCAAACAAACAAAGCAAGGAATATTGGCATTAACAATACCCCTGCTATTACTTTAAGCACTTTCATAATTTAATAATTTTAACTATCGCATCTTTATTAACCGCAACACAACCACAATTAGTATTCAACTCCAATATCTGTGCTGAATCACACTCTTTGTTCAAATCCCTAAGGTAATCTTCCATAACCATAGTAGATACCTCATCATAAAACGAACCGTCTTTTAAATAAATCCTATACATAACTAAAATAATTCAAAATCATCACTTTCGTTTGACAAAGCATCATTGATGATACTCTGTTGAGGTTTTGCTACTGGTGCTTTAAAGTCAGACTTAACACTCTCCTTCAAGTTACCTAAGTAAACTCTCTTCTCTCCACCCTTAACACTAATACTCGCCTTATTCCCATACTGGTCTACCTCGTCCTTAACATAAACATCAACATTCAAATAAGTCTTACCATTCTTACTCTTCTGAACCAATTCAGGATTATTCCTAACTAATTCACTCAAATCTGATAAACAGATACTACCATAAAATCCCATAATTCTACTACTTTAAATTAATAATGAAACAAATCTATTTATTATTAATTAAAAAAACAAATCTTACACAAAATTACATTCAATTTTTCACACAAATTTTTTTTCTCACATATTCGATTTAACGATTCAAAATAACCCCACCCTACTCTTTATACCTAACTTACGCAAAAGCCTCTTAAATCGCATAAAAAGCACGTAAAACAATGTTTCAAGAGTTGTATAGTGTATGTGGTGAATTTGCATTAGGTTTTTTGGAAAATTTTTTAGAGGGGGTTAAATAGAATAACTGCTTTTTCCCATGAGCATGGGGGTGGGGGTCTCTCCTTTCCCATGAGTATAATAATACTAACTACTTGATAAATGTATGAGAATTTGACAGGAAAGGCGTTTTTGTAAATAATTGATATTCAGGGGTCGAGTCTCATTGTTACACGGGCTGGAGACAAAGAAAATTGATAAATTTTAACGTGTTTGTTTATTGTTGTGTTTGTACTGGTTGTGAATGTATGCTAAGTAACTGTATTACAACAAAAAAAACCCCTGATAATTGAATAACAGAGGTTAATATTACATTTTGATTGATTTCATTTATAAGTTTTTCTTTTGATTTTATCTCATATTTTTATGTTTTTAAAGGTTTATACTTATCTAACTATCTATTTACAACTTAATTCCTAACATTGATACTATTACTCCAATCACTGTTACAACTAAAACTAAATTTATTAACTCCTCTATTAACTTAATCATATGTTTATTTTTATTATTTTAATACTTAATTACTCTTTATTTACTTATAATTTAATTTACATATTAAGAACGCTTAATGTGTTATATATGTTTTTGCTTTAATTAGTCGTTTTAATTCTATTAAATCCTTTATTTTTGGATTTTCTTCGCCTTTAGTTTTGTCAATCAATGGCATATTATCAGTTGTTTTTTTCCATTGTTTGCCAGTTATTGGACTTGTATATGTTACTTCATAATGTCCGTATCCTTTAAATTTAAAGTCAAAATCTGTTATTCTTGTTTTCATAATTATATATTTTTATATATTTCACCATTTTCTAAAAAATCAAAATCATTTTCTTTAAAATGTTCTGTTATTGCTTCATCTGTAAAATTATACTCGTAATCTTTTTGGATTCTGTTTAAAACATTTTGAAAATGTTCTTTTGTCTTTTCTTCCGCTTCTTTTAATTTTTCGGCTTCTTTTAATGTTATTGCTTTATTTGTATAGAAACATTCATTAAATTCAATATAATCTTTTTGAATTTCGTATGAAATTTTATTCCTTAATCTGTTATTAATTCCTAACCATTGAAAAAAAATATCTTCGTCTGTTATTGTTAGGGCTTTGCTTATATCAATGTTTTTATCATAATCTAAACTAAAATATATTTTTCTGTTATTGTTAAAAATAGGCTCTTTCAAACTTTCGTAACCTTTTATTTTTTTCATTTCTTCGTGTTCAGGCTCTAATAAATAACAATTATCTATTACCCAACTTGCAAAATGATAATTATCTTCATATCTAAAATTTAATTCTTTTTCAATTGCTTTTTGTTGTGCTTCTTTGCTTAATTCATCAAACTTGAATAAATTAATAGTTTTTATTATTGTTTTCATGGTTTTAAGTTTTTAAATATTAATTAATATAATAAGTTTAAAAATTCTTTGTTTTCTTCATTGTCCTCTGTTAGGTATTCAGTGTAAAACTTGTAATCTATCTCTAAATTACTTTCGTTTATACCTTCATTTTCTGTAATAAATTGAAGGATTGAACCTAAATAATGGGACTGCTCAAAGTTTGTAAAATTGTCGGTAAAAATTAACCAGTCTGTAAATTCATTACTGTATGAACTAATAAAACCGTCCCTACTTGTGTAATTGTCTTTTAAATACTTTTTAAATTGTACTATATTATCATTTAGGTAAACTTGTATTTCTTTTATGTTTTCATTTGTTAACTCAATTTCAATATTAATTGAATCATTTGAATAATTGTAATACTTTGGACTTACTAACGTTTCAAATTTTATAGACTTACAAAGTTTTAAATCAATTAATATGCTTTCAACTTCATTTGTAATATTATAAGCAACATCTCTGTAATATTGTTCATAGTCAAAAGTTAATTGTTCAAAATGAAAATTTTCTATTTTAGCCAATTCATATTTATCCTGTTCGAATTGTTCAAAAAATCTATCTTCAAAATAAGGATTATTATAAAATCCTGTAAAAATCGGGAGGTATGTTTGTACTTTCATTGTCTTAAATTTTAAAGTTTAATTATTAGTTTTCTTCAAATATTCCTTTATCTTCTACTTCCTTAATAAAGTCATATAATTCCTCATTTAGTCTTTGTTGCACTATCAAAGTTGCTAATACTTCACTATTGAGATTTTTTAATGTATAACCAAATTCCTCCGCTATCTCAAAAGACTCTGTTAAACTTGGGTCTTCTTCTTTAAGTATGCTTATCGCTTCACTGTAGTAAATTACTTCAGTTTCTTGAATTCTTTCCTCTATTCTTTCCGTTAGTTCTTTTACGTTTGTTATTTCACTGTAATATTCTTCATTTAGGATTGAATTGATATTTAAATAATCGTTTAAATACCTTGTTTCTTTAAACATTTCAATCAATTGGCTTTTAGTTTCGTTTTTCATGGCTTTCATTTTTTATTATTAATTACTATTTATTTTCTTTTCTTATTTCAATGATTCTTTTAAATCTTATGATTTTTGTAAAATCTTTATTTTCGTTTCTTTCTTCTTCTCTTATTAACTGAGAGAATGTTTCAATTAATTGCTTCTTTGTTTTCATAGTGTTAAAGTTTAAAAAAAATTACAAAATATCTTCGTTTATTATTCTATAAGGTAAAAAATACATTTTACCACTAAACATTTTAAAAGATAGTCCTTTTGATTCATCAATTACAGATACAATCATATCACTACTTAAACCCTCTACAAATCGGATTATTTTATCCATTTCTCTTTCCGTATACATAGTATTGTTTTTTTGTTGTTTATATTATTTATGATAAAATCAATTGTTCTAATTGGTCTATTTGGTCAATAGTCCAATTTTCAACGGCTTGTTTTAAATAGTCGTGATTTCTATAAGGTAGCGAATCAATAAATTTTTTGAATTGTTCTACTCTTATTTTTCTTCTTGTCTCGTACATGGTTACTTTTTTTTAGTTTTTAATACTTTGTTTCTTTCTATAGAACAAATATACAAACTTATTTTAATATTGTGCAAATTTAAACAATCTTTTTTTCAATATTTTACAACATTTAGAATCATTCTAAATAAGCCAATCATATATAAATATGAACGTGCGAACGTGCGAATAATAAAAATATTTGAATTAAACAATACTGAAGAATAATTTAGACAAAATCTAAATAGTTTAAATTCTAATCAAAGCCTGATTAAATTCTAATCAATGGTATATAAAAATTTCTGTATAGAAAAAATACTATATATAGCCAGCAAGACTCCAAATTTTTTTAAAGAAAAAAAATCTTTATATTAGTTAGCAAGACACCAAATTTTTCGGTATAGAATTTTTCCTATATATAGTTAGCAAGTTTCCATTTTTTTTTTGGCATAAAAAAACCTGACTTTTACATCAGGTTATAAATTAATTTCTCGCTTTCACTTAATTCTTCATAGGTAGGCGGTATATATCCTCTAATCATTTCCTCTTCTGTTGAGTATTGTTCCGATTTATACCCATAGTGTATTGGTTTTATACTTTTTTCTTTTTCCCTTTCTAATTGTATTTGTGCTTTAGGACATATTGTAGCAGGGTAGTTTCTTACTTTTAAGATTGAGTAGATTTTTAAGAATATTACTGGATTATCTTCATATTTCTTTATTTCTATCTTTAATCTTTCAGTAGAATATCGTGAGAAATCTGTTTTTATACGCTTTTTCTTTGATTTAAGCGTACTTTGAACATTTTTGGATATATCGTTCATCAGGTCTTGTGAAAGTGTCATAATTCAAATGATTTTAGTGAATGCTCAAAACTTCCATTCTTTTTAACTTGGTCTAACATTAATTCAACTACTTCCCTTGTTTCTTGTTGGGCGTCTTTTTTTAATCTAAGTTTAAATAAATGTATAAATGATAGTAGACTACCTGTCCAAATAAACTGAGTGTTTAGATTCAATGGGAGTATTGTTCTCGCTTGTTCTTTTGATACACCTAATTGAATTAACCTATCATATGCAATTTTGCATTCATCAATTACTTTTTTTTCAATATCATTACACCAAGACTGTAAATTTTTGTTTAATGGTTCAGCACTTCCTTGTTTGCTATCTGTACTTTGAGTTCTCCATTCTTTAACCAAAGTATAGGTATCTGAAAAATCTACGTACCTGCCTGATATACTATTAGCACTCATTCCTACCTGATGTTTGAACAATTGTCTTTCTACATAGATAGGACAAACTATTCTAAATTGAATCTGTGGGTGTCTAAATACTGATGTATGTTTATGCTTAACCAAATAATTGATTAGTTTTTCATTGTTTTCTTTTGAATAATTTTCAGCACGTTTATTAAACGATACTCTTGCACAATCACATACTGTATTGTCGTCTCCCCATACACTAATTAGCTCTACCTTACTCATAATTGTTTTAATTTATTTTGATATACTAAACTTGCTTTTAATTCACACTTAAAAGAACCTAAATATTTTGACTTTCCATTTATCATAATTTTAGAAATCCATTTTTTACTTT